TCACACTGTCCGGCTCGGAGAACTTTTTCGAGCGGTGCACTATCGGGGCAGACACTATCACTCGCGCATCAACCAATGCCGAAATCCTGCATACGGGTGGGGAACGCAATCGCTTCTGGGACTGTGAAATTATCTCCCAAAGTGATACGGCGGGGCACTTTGCCGTCAAGGTCTCAGCCTTGGACCGCAAGCTGGAATTCAAGGACTGCCTGTTCTACAACTTCTCCGTGAACTGGGCGCAGGCAATTACCGATGCGTTTAATATCACTGAGAACACGACACACTACATCGTACTCCGGGGAGCCTGCCAGTTCGTGGGCTATACGGGGATCGCTGACACTGTCACGCACATCTACGGGGCGGGGGCAGCGCCGAACAACGGCATGTTCCTATCGACCAACCCGGCGGCGTAACAGAACGGAGAGGGGCGGGGCGACTCGCCCCTTCTGAAAGGATGGGAGCATGATCCCACAGTGGAAACCGATCATCGTTGAGGTGCCCATCACGGTCACGACGGACGCCTACAGCGCCGAAGACGTGGTGGGCGGGCTGCTGACCAGCGACGCCATCCCGCAGATTTCCGGCGGGGGGTATCTGGCCTGGGTGCGCCTGGTGGACGATGCGACGCAGGCGGAACCGTTTGACCTGTACGTGTTTAACGCCGTACCCTCGACCATCGCCAACGACGCGGCCTGGGCACCGCTGGAAGCCGACTGGCTGAAGTGTATCGGCCAGATTGACATTCCGGCGACGGCCTACAACACGACGGGCAGCGAGGCCGACTGCGCGTTCGTGAAAGCGGTGGACGTGAAGACGGCGGATGTAGTCTGGTTTGATACGCTGGCGACGGGGCGGCTGTACTTCTACCTGGTCGCCAATGGCAGCACGCCGGACTATGCCGACACCAACGACCTGACTATGCACGTGTGTGTGCTGGGGATGTAATATGGCCTTCACGTGGGTAGGCGACCTGAGTACCGACCTGGACAAAGTGCGCTTTTACATCGGCGACACGGACAGCAGCGGGTACTACCTGGAAGACGCAACGATCACCGCGCTGCTAAATGCCGGGTCGGTCGGAAGCGCGGTGATCGCGGGTATCCTGTACATCATCCGCCAGCTCAACAAGCCTGATTTCAAAGCGGACTGGTTGCAGGTGACAAACGCGGAGGCCGTTAAGGGCTGGGAGCGGCATTTAACCGCTATGCGGCAAGAGTTCGGCATCCCGGCTATCGCGGCCAGCGTGGTGCATGTCTACCGCGCGGATTCGTATGCCACGTCGGAGCCGGACTACAGCGAGGGCGCGTGATGGTTTCGAGTGTGCTGTTGGCGCAGATGCGGGCCAGCACGGCGAGTTTCTTGACCGATACGTGCACCATTGAGGCGCGCAGTCCGGCGCGCGGAGAGTCGGGCGAAGTGGCCGAGGTCTGGACGGCCTATGCGACGGCGGTCGCTTGCCGGATAATTACGGTGGGCAATCGCTTTAACGATAGTGCCGGCACGGTCAGCAATTTGGACCGGGAGCATATCAAAGATGTGTACCGGGTGGTGGTGCCAGCGGGAACGGGGCTGAATGTGGGCCAGCGTATCACCGTGAGCGACGGCACGCGCTACGAGGTGACTGACCTCATGACTGACCGCACCGACGGCACCGACGAACAGGCCGTGATCGTGAGGGTGCGCTGATGACGGACGGCATCACGTTTAAAATCGATACTGATGTGTTGCAACAGCTGATCCAGAATACGCCGGAGAACATCGAGCGGTTTCTGGCTCAGGAAGCCGAACTCGTGGTGAACGATATCAAGCTGAGCATGAACACGTCACCGCCGGGGAAACGTTACGGCAAGCATACGGCGTCCCAGCCGGGCTATCCGCCCAATATCGATCTGAGTAATCTGATTAACGCGATCAGTCAGGACTCGGACGGGGCGCTGCGCCGCGTGATTTATGACGCGGCGGGGTATGGCGGTTACTGGTCCTACCTGGAACTGGGAACAGAGGACATGAAGCCGCGACCATCTCTGGGACCAGCGATGGAACGAGAACGGCAGGTGTTCGCGCAACATGCCAGGGCTGAGGGACTGGTTAAACCATGACCGATACCGCCCTGTTCGCGCTGTACAAGGCGCTGCTGAACCGGCTGTCCGGGTCGTACCCCTGGGGCGAGCGCGTGTTCGCGGATCATGCAGGCAGCGAAACGGTCTATCCCTATGTCGTCTATGCGTGGAATGGGGGCGGGGAACGCAACGCCATCCGGCAGCGCGCGGACGCGAACGAAACCGTGATCGTCAAGGCAGTCTCCACCACCTTGACTGAGGCGTGGATGTGTGATCACCAGATCGCGGCGCTGCTGAACGATCACGGTAAGCAGGACTCCCCGACGGATTACCTGTACGCGGGAAGTGGGTGGGTGATCACAACGATCACGCGGGAGAATGACATCTATCTCCCGATGTTGTATGCCAATGTTACGCCCGTCTATCACATCGGCGCGCGGTATCGATTCATTATGGAGGAACTCTGAAATGGCAACCTACAACGGTAACGGAGTGTACATCGACATCGACGGCACGCGCATCGATGCGTATTTCCAGAACGTGTCGATGGATCGGTCGTTGGCGACGGTGGACGCGACGGCAGGCAGCAGCAGCACCGACGTAGAGCGCAACGCGGGCCTGCTCGACACCAAAGGCAAGATCACGATTGCCTATGACGACACGATGGCGGCGACCCATCTTGCGCTGCTCAAACCCGGCGCGCATACGCTGACCTACGGGCCGGAGGGCAACACGACCGGGAAACCGAAACACGTCCAGGCCATCCTCATCACGGCGCTGCCCCACACGATCACAGTCAAAAAAGACCTGGTAGTATGGGAAGCCACCTGGGAAGCCGCCGCCGCTCCGTCGACGAACATGTACGCGGGCGGGGTGTGGTAATGGCTGAGTATCCCGAATTTGACCGGTCCCGGTTCTCATGGCGCGACCGAAAGATGGTTGACGTGATTCAGTATACCGTCCGGCGCGCTGCGGCCCTGCTGGCTGATCCTGACACGCTGCGCGATCCGGCGCGTTTCGCTGAGGCCGTGGCCGAACGCGAGAAGGCGCTGACCATGATGGAAGGCATGCTTGCTCGCCAGTTGGTAAGTGTGCCTCGTGACTGGCTGGTTCCGGGTGCGCCAGAGAATATCGATTGGTCGGAGCCTCAGTCGTTGGATTGGTTGCAGGGACGTCGCATCGAAGAGCTGCAGGCGGCCATGTTTGCCGGGACTGCACCGGAAGACGTCTCAAAAAACTAGGAGAGGCGCTCATATTGAGGCGCCATTTCCCCACGCAGGTAACGCTGGACCCAGACGAAGAATGGCGGGTTTTCAGAATACGGGCGTGTGAGCGACTGCACATCACGCCCGCTGAGTTTGATGCTATCGCCTATGACGATCTGTGCGACATCATAGAAATATGGCGCGCAGATACCGCAGAAACCAGGGGCAGACATGGGGCTTGAAGTTGCCAGCCTGTACGGGGTCCTAGACCTGAAAGATAACCTGACGCCCGGACTAGGGTCTGCCCAGAACGCCATCCAATCGTTCGGGGGCCGAATAACCAGCGCCGGTAAGTCGATTACGGCGTTTGGCGCTCAAACGGCCCTGATTGCCGCGCCCCTGACGCTAATTGGTAGGCAATCTCTCAGTACGGCCTCTGCATTTGACTCCGCGATGGCTGAAATCAGCGCGCGGACGGGCATTGCGGGCGACGATCTCGAAATGGTGCGGCGCTTTGCTATTCAGATGGGTATGGATACCGCCTACAGCGCGCAGGAATCCGCTGACGCCTTTTTGCAACTGCTGAGCAGTGGCCAGAGTGTCACCGACGCAATCGCAACCCTCCCGATAGTATTAGACCTCGCGGCAGCTTCCGGGGAACAGTTGGGTTACACCGCTGATGCGCTGACCGATATTCTGGCGGCATTCAACCTCGGCATTGAAGATGCGACAAGTACGGCGGATGCATTGGCGCGCGCCGCGGGGGCGTCAAGCGCAAGTGTGGGCAGCCTGGCGGATGGGTTGGCCAATGTTGGACCGGTAGCCAGTACTTTTGGAATAGACCTTGAAACCACAGTGACTACACTGGCCGTGCTGAGCGAGAACGGTATCAAGGGGGCTGAAGCAGGGACGGCGCTCAAGTCAATGCTGCTTACCATGACATCCCCTACGGAAAACGTGGCGAAGGCATGGTCCGAGCTTGGCACCAGCTTTTATGATGCGGAAGGCAACGCCCGCCCGCTCCCTAACATTTTAGAGGACATCAAAAAGGGGCTAGACGGCAAACCCGCTGAAGACCAAAACCGTATCATGAAAGATTTGGCGGGGTCCTATGGCATTGTCGCCTTGACCGCACTATTGGGCGACCTCAGCATTACCGACATGAAAGACAGCATGGATAAGCAGGCTGATGCTGCTACCGTTGCAGCCGCCAGGATGGATACCTTTGCGGGCACGGTAGATCAATTGGGCGGGTCGATTGAAACGCTGCAAATCGAAGCGTTCACCCCCTTCATGAATAAAACGCTGCGCCCGGTCATTGAGTTGCTGGCCACGGGCACTAACAAAGTGACGGAATGGGCGACCGCCAACCCAGAATTGAGCAACAGTATTTTGACGGTCGCGGCGGGCTTCGTCGCGTTGTCGGCGGCGGCGTTGATTGCGGGGCCGCTTGTTACCTTCTTGGGCGGCGGATTAAGCGCCGTAGGCGCGGCGGCGGGT